GAGCTACGTCGAGGCCCTGCAGTCCCGATGATCCCTGGTGGGGGGAAATCCGTCCCTTGCATCCCCCCACCAAGGTGGTCCCTAGGGGTGTGCCTCCTCTCTCTGAGTGTCGGTCGGGTCACCCCCATCATGCTCTGATGGGGTCGTGCCGTTCCCCCCATTGTCGGATGGTGACTCATGACCGAGGAAGCTCCGCTTGGCGACGCCGATCCTGACGACGCTCTCGGCGGTGAAACCGAGCCTCAGATCACGGAGGTCTGGCACCTGCTGTTCCAGGTGCCGTGGGGGTCCCAGAGCGACCAGTGGCGCAAGGCGGCGTCAGCGTGGCGCGACGTCTTCGTGACCAAGGACCTCCAGCCTGGCGGTAGGGACGCCCTTAGGGAAGCCCGTGCCCTCCTGGCCGAAGCTCGTTCATGAATGGCCCCTGTCCTGAAGCTCCCTACGGGTACGACGTCTGGACCCACACCGAGGTCGTCCCCAAGCCGCCTCCGGTCCTGTGGTCCTGGCGGATTGGTCCGGTCCGGACCAAGCAACACCAACCACCACCTGGTCAGCCAGGTTCCCCAGCAGAAGAAAGCGAGATCACGGTGCAACTGACCGCCGACCAGCAGGTTGACCTCTCCATCACCGGACAGGACCGCTACGGCAACCCGGTGGAGATCACCGGGAACACGATCTGGAAGTCCTCCGACGAGTCGATCATCTCGGTCTCGTCTTCGGACCCCGAGCATGCGACGGCCGTCGCTGTAGGCCCGGCCGGAACCGCTTCGGTGACCGTCACCAACGACGTGAACAACGACGGCTCCGGTGACTACATCGGTTCGCTCGCCATCGACGTCGTGGCGGGCACGATGGCCGAGATCACCATCGAAGCCGGTACGCCCACGAACAAGCCGCCTGCATGAGGGCGAACTGGCTGGCAGATGAGATCCGTGCGATGGGGGCGCCCGTCACGGAGGACTCAGGCTGGCAGTCCCGTGGTTACGAACTGACGGCCATCCAGGGGATCATCTTCCACCACACGGCCTCGAACCCCGGCAGCGACCCTGCCGGGGACATCAACTACATCTGGCACTCGTCGGGAAACAGCCTGGTGCCCGAGTACAACGTCTATATCTCACGTAGCGGCATGGTCTACGTGGGATGCTCGGGCAAGACCAACAACGCCGGTGAGGGCGGGAACAACGGGAACAACAGCACTTGTAGCCGTTTCCCCATCAACTGGGCACCGGCGAACGGCGCCAACGGCTACGGGATCTCCATCGTCATGGCGAACAACGGTGTGGGAGAGCAGTATCCGACAGCGCAGCAGGATTCGGCGGTGAAGGCGTGCGCTGCGGTTGTTCGCAAAGCAGGGTTTCCCGTCGGCAACTTGAATAGTCACTTCGAGTGGACGAAGCGCAAGATCGACCCCGCAGGTAACTCACGTTACGCAACGGGATCGAACATGTGGGACATGAACAAGTTCCGCTCGGATGTGCAAGCCGCCATCTCGGGTGGCCCCCCTCAACCATCACCGGAGGATGACGTGCCCCAGTTGAAGAAGCTCTGTCAGATCAAGGGCGACAACGCCATCTGGCTCGTCCTCGACAACACCCGTCGTTGGTGTCCCGATTCTCAGACCGTGAACGTCCAGAAGTCCGTCTACGGCATCGCCGCCATCGACATGCTCGACCCGCCCACCGACCTGAAGGTGTGGGGAGCGCCCATCGGGCCGATGCCCACGGACAAGCCTCGGGACGAGTGGGGCATCCCTACCTGAGACGACTGAATCGGCGGAGGGGTCGTGAGGTGGTTCCTGGCTCGTCTCGGACGCCCGCTCACCGTTCTGTCGGTCATCTCCATGATGTTCGTGGTCATCTGGACCACGGTGGATGACCAGAACCGAGCAACCCGCGACGCCATCGCCATCTCTTCCATCGTGCTCTTAGCGGTCATGGTTGGTGCGGCCATCGTCATGACGGCGTTGGAGAGGACTCATCAGAAAGAAGAGGGGGGCGACGATGACCCGTGACGAAGCGATGGGGTTCCTGCTGGGCTACTTGGCCGGTGACGGGAACATGAGCCAGCAAGACGACGGAACGGCGCGCTGGAACTACCCGAAGATCTCCTCCCAGCGTGCTGATCGCCTGATCGAGGCGGGGACCCTGCTGAGCGGCTCGGTCAAGACTTCGGTCAACGGTGACGACCCGTCCAAGACGAACGTGAACGTCACGAACCTGCCGACGCTGGGCTGGCGCTGGAAGGACCACGACCAGAACTACTCGGTGCCGAACGTGTTGTGGAACAACGGGCCTGGGACCGTGGGACAGGACGCCATCGACGGTTTCATCGTCGGCGTCACCGAATGCGAGGGCAGCACGGAGGGCAAGATGCTCGACACGCCCTCGCCTACCTGGGCCTCCAGCTACGCCGCCTGGTTGGTTTCGGTGGGCTACACGACGGCCCACGTTCGCATCGCCAACGACGGGTTCTCGTCGGTGTGGATCGACTCGACCGACTGGCCGAAGCTGGAGGGACTCCACTGGCTCACCACGAGCCGCGTTCCTGGGATGGGCTGACTCCCGTTCCAGAACCGTCCTGGCTGTCACGCTGGGCCAGGTGACTTCATACATCGAGGATCTCGGTCTCGCGCCTCCCGAGGAGTTCCGCGACGACGATCCCGAGGAAGAGGTCGTCCTTCCTGAGGAAGAGCAACTCGATCCTGAGGAAGCGGGGTTCCTCGATGAACTGGTGAAGCGCATCATCCTGTTCTGCGAGGAGCTTGCGGGGTTCGAGCTTCGCCCCTACCAGCGCCAGTTCGGTTATCGGGTCGTGGAGTCGATTGTCCTGAACGACGCCGAGGAGATCACGGGACTCATGTCCCGCCAGGGCGGCAAGAGCGAGGTGCTGGCCGACGTCATGGCCGGTTGCATGGTGATCCTGCCCATCCTGTCCCGCACGTTCGAGATTCTGGGGCGTTTCAAGGACGGGTTCTGGGTCGGCGTGTTCGCTCCCGTCGATGATCAGGCCGAAGTGCTCTACGGGCGGATCGTAAGCAGGCTTTCCAGTGAGCACGCCACCGACATGCTCTTAGATCCCGAGGTCGATGAGCGTCCCGACGCCAAGAGCAGGATCATCCGCCTGCGGAACGGCTCGTTCTGTCGGCGCCAGACGGCGAATCCCAGGGCCAAGATCGAAGGGACCAGCTACCACATCCTGGTCATAGATGAGTCTCAGGCATGTGACGAGCAGGTGATCCGCCGCTCGGTTCACCCCATGGGTGCTGCGTACGCCTCGACCATCGTCAAGATCGGCACCCCGAACTACCACAAGGGAGACTTCTACAAGGCGATCAACCTCAACAAGCGGCGCGCCACCCGAAAGGGGCGTCAGAACCACTTCGAGTTCGATTGGAAGATCGTCGCCAAGTACAACGACGCCTACCGCCGGTTCGTGGAGAAAGAGAAGATACGTCTGGGCGAGGACAGTGATGAGTATCAAATGAGTTACTGTCTCAAGTGGCCCTTAGACAAGGGCATGCTCATCACCGAGGACGAACTGGACGCCCTGGCCGATCCTTCGATGCAGATAGTGAAGTCCTGGTGGCGTTCTCCGGTGGTGGTGGGCATCGACCCCGCTCGGGTGAAGGACTCCACGGTGGTCACGGTGTGCTGGGTGGACTGGGACTACCCCGATCCTGCCGGATACCGCGAGCATCGCATCCTGAACTGGCTGGAGATTCAGGGAACGGCGTGGGAGGAGCAGTACTTCCAGATCATGGAGTTCCTCGACAGCTACAACCTGGCCTACGTGGGCGTGGACGCCCACGGGATGGGCAGCGCCGTCGCAGACCGTTTGGAGAGGCTCCTGGGGAACCGCTGCGACGTGCTGCCCATGCATTCCGATTCCAAGAACCAAGCGGACCGCTGGAAGCACCTGATCGCCCTCCTGCAGCGGCGCATGCTGGTGTACCCCGGTCACTCGAAGGCGCGCCGCACCAGGGCCTGGCGCAAGTTCCGCCAGCAGATGGCCGACGCCGAGAAGGTGATGAAGGGCCAGTACCTCCTGATCCAGGCGCCCGAGGAGCGGTACGCCTACGACGACTACGTGGACTCTCTCGCCATCGCCGCTGCGTGCTCGCTGAACGACACGGTGCCGATGGTCGAAGTGATGCACTCACCGTTCTACCGGGGGGCTTGATGAGTTCTCTAGGTCCGCAGTTCGAGCAGCAACACCTGTTCGATCCAACCTCCACGCGAGGACGTCACGCCTGGGAAGTGCCCTTTCACGAGTGGCTCCAAGGCCCGAACATCGCCTACCACGGGAGCTACCGACACGACTGGGGCAGCGGTCCCGCTCTCCATTCCGGTACTCGTAAGGCGGCATCGGGGCGCTTGAGGGACGCCGAACTGTCCATCCGTGGTTCGTCAGCCAATCGTCGTCGGTACTACAGCGGCGAGTCGGGCAGCATCGACGCCGACGACGACGAGGAGGGAGAGGAGACACACGTAGGGACGGTGCACCCTGTACGTCTCCATCGGGTCGCCAAACCGACCTTTCAGGACGAGGACGTCAACGCAGCGCAGGCCGTGTTCATGTCGAGGCGCGGCTACGAGCGGTGGGAGATCCCTCAGTCGGTCATGGACTCGTTCAGTCACAAGGAAGCCTCCATGCAACCAGACGACGTAGGCGAGGCGTTCGTCCCTCACAAATCGTCCGTGAAGCGGGGCGCTGCGCTGTTGGAGGGAGGGCGCTCGCTCCAGTACAAGAACTTCGTTGAGGACAAGGGCAGCGCGTCCTTCGTCACCCCTCGGGGAGAGTTCAGCACCTGGGAGGGCGAGGCTCTCGCCTCTAGGCCGCCGCCGAATGTCCGTTCCCAGATGGAGCACATCCGGGACCTCGGCGGTTCGACGGTCCCGATCACGGTTGAGCATGGTGTGGGGACGCAGCTTTCCTTGGGGAGAGGCCAGTACCCGGTCTCGGTGACCAGGAACGTCTCCCGTCGTCAGTTCACCACGAGTCCTGAGGAGTGAGGGGCCTCTTCCCTAAGCTCCGTTTCGAGATCTCATAGATGTCTTACCAAGGAGCACCGAATGACCTACAACCCTCTGCCGTACGAGCGCTCCGGTTCTCCGGACCCTCGGGCGAACCTGAACACCCAGCGGCGTGGCCCGCTGCGGTTCGAGGAGGGCATCGCCACCGACACCGACGTCCCGATGGAGTTCGGCCGCGGGGCCTACGGCGACACGGCGGGCAATCAGCGTGGTCGTCCCACGACCTGCATCCAGTCGCCCCAGGAGACCATGCGGGAGCGGGCGCACGTCGGGTCCAGCACCTGGATCGAGGCGCCCACGATGCTCTCGGACTTCATGATCGGTGCCCGTGCCGGTGAAGACGAGCCGTACTGGGAGTACGAGATGGGCAGCAACGTCCCGATTCGCAGGTACAGCCCAGCGGTCGTCACTGACTGATCGTGGCGAACCCCGCCAAGCCGCTCTCCGCCAACAAGAAGATCCGGGCCATCGTCGGACCGGCTCCCCCTGGGCGCCCCGTCTCCAACGTGGGGCACTACCTGTTGCGCCCGACCGGTGAGGACAAGGCGGGGGCGGAGTTCCTGAACGCCACTCCTCAGGTGCTCAAGGACGTCAACGCGAAGTACCTGAAGGCCTTCATGCTGCCGCCGAACCTCCAGCCCAAGTATCTCCACAGTTCGCTGGAGCCGCTGCGGGCCAGGAAGATCTCCCGAGGCTGGTTGCACCCACGGGGAAGAGGCGCCTGATGGCGCGGCATTCTGAGCCTTCCGGTGTCACCCTGGCGGGTGTCGAGCCGAGTACGCGCCCGACCGTTCTCCGGGGTCGGAAGTCGGGGCGCTTGGCTCCGCGACAGCACCTTCGCATCCCTGCCCGTGAGGCCACGCTGGTGGCCCACGGGTTGATGTCGCCCGGTGACGCCGATCCGGCCCAGCAGCAGTTGTTCGATGCGGCGGCATGGACGGAGACGCCTTCGGAGGTGGCCGCCCAGCACGGTTACCCGAAGCCTCAGGCCTCGTCGGAACGAGGCGGTTTCCTGCCCGACATCGGCCCTGTCCATGGTCGTACCGCCCACCAGCGCAAGGTGAACGCTCTTCAGGGGTACGCAGCGAAGCGCTCCGAGAGTCCTCTTCCCGGTGGTGGGACCTCCATCGCCGCCGAGTACACGCACCTGCAGAGCCTGCGGGACCGATCGGCGCCTTCGGCGTGGTACAGCGAGAAGTCCGAAAGCGGGATATCCCCTGGACACATGCACGAGGTGATCGGGAACCAGTTCGAGCGCTCCGGTGTTTCCGAGGTTCGTGCCGTTCGAGCGGTGGCGCAGATGAGTCCTCAGATGCCGTGGTCGTCGGGGAACCCGCTGTACCGGGGCTACCCGAACGTCGAGGACGCCAGGGAGGTCGCCAGAACCGTGGGAAACGCCCCTCAGACGCCCGAGAGGGCGGCGAAGAAGGGCTTGCGGTCTCCAGGCCAGGGTCTCCCCCTGTCGAAGCAACGGGCGGCACAGGCCATCGCCGTGCCGAACGAACCTTCCCGCCCCATGGTGCACGAGGGATCGACGTACAAGAAGGTCTCCAACTTCAACGAGAGCGGCCTGGCATCGGCTCCGGAGACCCCTCAGGCACTTCGCGGGGCCTACTCGGGGTCGTACACGGCCGACATGTGGATGCTGCAGCATGCCCACCACCTGACCGAGAGCAGCCACAAGATCGTGGGCGGTTACGACATCCAGAAGACGCTGGCCCAACGAGCGGCCTACAAGCGTCGGGAACTGCCGATGGACTTCCAGGCGGCGATCTGGTCTCACGTCCGGGAACCGGACCCGCTGACGGTGAACCTGCAAACGGCGCCGGGAAGGTACACGAAGATCCATTCGCTCCTGAGCGAGGAGGGCCATCCGAACTTCGACTTCTCCAAGGCGAACCCCGTCGTGGAGCGCCGGTCAGCGACGGCACAACGTCACGGGCTGGAGTTCTGATGGTTCTTGACGAAGAAACTCACCAAGCTGGCAAGGAAGAGGGGCGTCAGCGTCACCTCTTTGATTCGGGATGCTGTAGAGCAGTATCTCGAATCCTAGTGGGAAGGGAGGTGATGCCCTGATGTCCATCAATTTCGATCCTCCGAGCTACCGAGCGGCGGCAAGCGATCTCACCATCGCCATTAGCCCTCTCGGATTGGTGGAGCTTTGACCGCCCGCCGATGAGGAATTCGAAGTACATGGTCCACGTCTGAATCGCTACGCCAACAACTGGGCCTGGTTCTTAGGCCATCACTGGATGTACCGCAGGGAGATTGGTGAGCCACAACTGACGTTCAACTGGGTCAAGGCGTTCAGCGACTACCTGGTGAACTTCTCATTCGGCAAGGGGATCAACTTCCACACCCCCGAGGCCACCAGCGCCATCGTGCCCTACATCCTGAAGCGGGCCTGGGAGGAGGACAACAACAAGCAGGCGATCCTCATGGAGATCGCCCAACTCGGTTCCGTCTCGGGCGACGTGTTCGTGAAGGTCGCCTGGGAAGAGCCGTTCGTGGACGCCTCTGGCGTCCCTCACGAGGGGCGCATCCGCATCCTGCCGCTAAATCCGGCGTTCTGCCTGACCGAGGACACCGAGATCCTCACCCGTCGCGGATGGCTGTCCTATGACCAGGTGACGACCGACGATCAGGCCTTGGCGCTCGATCCCGAGACCGATGAACTGGTCTGGGCCGACATCGAGCGGGTCAACGTCTTCGACTGGGACGGGCCGTTGTCGCGGTGGGAGAACGAGAGGTTCTCGGCCTCCAGCACGCCTGATCATCGCTGGGTGTTCGACACCAAGCGGGGAAAGCGGGCTATCCGGACAACCGCCGAACTGGACGTCACATCGGCTTCCGGGGCGCTCGTGGTGGCGGGGGGTACTCCGGTTCACTTCCCCACTGAGGCCAAGTGGTCCGATGAACTGGTCGAGACGGTGGGCTGGTTTGTCACCGAGGGTCACTACATCGACAGCCGCTGGATGGCGATCACCCAGTCGGTGCTCCACGTCCCTCACGTCGCCTCCCTGCGTCGTCTGGGGGCGCACTGGGGCGGTGCCCGTGAGTACGGCCCTTACCAGGGGAAGCAGTTCTCCTGGCCCATCGCTGAGATGCTCCGGGGAGTCGTCGGTGACGACAGGCAGATCACCTCCGAGTTCCTGACGACACTCACTTATCAGCAGGCTGGCCTGCTGTACGACACGATGCTCAAGGCTGATGGCAGCCGCCAGAAGGGCACCCAGAACTTCTTCTACCAGAAGGATCTTGGGCGCATCGACGCCTTCCAGATGCTTTCTGCCATGTTGGGGCGTCGTTCCAGCGCCACCCACGACGGTGACGGGCAGTGGACGACGACCGTCTACCAGAACCGTCACCTGTGGGAGAAGGACCTTCGTAAGTCACAAGAGCACTACACCGGACGGGTGTGGTGCCCGACGACCTCCACCGGGACGTGGTACGCCCGGCGAAAGGAGGTGAGGCCAGGAGGAAGCGGTCGCCAGGTGTGTTATCTCACCGGCAACTGCTTCCCGTAGCTGGAGTTCCACCCGCACGATCGCACCCGGTTCATACGATTCAAGTTGAAATACAAGTACTGGGGCACCGCGGCCGACGGAACGCGTCAGGTCTTCACCTACGTGGAACTCATGACCGACGAGATGATCGAGGAGTACATCAACGACGAGTTGATCGACGCTCGCCCGAACCCTCTTGGTGAGATACCTGTCGCCTACTGCCCGAACCAGGTCGTGGCGTCGTCCCCGTGGGGACTCTCGGACGTTCAGGACATCATCCCCCTGAACCGGGAGTACAACGAGAAGGCCACCGAGATCTCGGACATCATCAACTACTACGCCGCTCCGGTAACGGTCATTACCGGGGCGAAGGCGTCAGGCCTCGAACGCGGCCCCAACAAGGTCTGGGCGGTTCCCTCGAAGGACGCCAAGATCGAGAACCTCGAACTGAACCTGAACTTCGCCGGTCCGCTGGGCTACATGGAACTCATCAAGCAGGCGATGCACGAGATCACCGGCGTCCCTGTTTCGGCGCTGGGCCAGATGCAGCCCATCTCGAACACCTCGGGGACGGCGCTGACGGTGCAGTACCAGCCGCTCATGCTGAAGCACGAGCGCAAGCAGACCATCTACTCGGGCATGTTCGAGCACGTCAACGCCCTGATCGTGAAGCACTCGTTCCTGTTTCGGCCCGAGACCTGCGCTTACAACCCGTTGGTCGCCACGGTGCCGCCGAAGCCGAACCAGTACGAGGAACTGAACCCGCTGGACCCGGCGAGCTTCAGGACCTACGTGGACTGGCCCAGCCCGATGCCGATGGACGTGCTGGTCAAGATCAACGAGATCCAGGCCAAGATGGCGATGGGTCTCGAATCGAAGCTTGGCGCCCTGCGGGAGTTGGGGACCCAGTTCCCCGAGCAGAAGATGCGCGAGATCTTCGAGGAGCTTCTGGAGGACACCAAGCAGCAGGGCGCCCTGACGCTGGTGCAGAACCAGATCTCGGCCTTCACGATGGCAGCGACGGGGATGACCCCGGACGGCCAACCTCTGATGGGGACCGACGCCGAGGGCAAGCCGACGCCGATGGCTCCGCCGGTGAACCCCGAGGTCGCTCAGGAACTCATGATGAGGGCCTACGCCGAGGAACCACCGGAACGGGTGGACTTCGCCTCCGACGACACCAAGACCTGATAGGTGAGTTATGACGATCGCTGCGGTCCACTCGATCATCCGTGATGTCGGTTACACGCCGACGAAACGGACCTTTCGCCAGGGCATCGCCTACGGGGACAACCTGCACGCGGCCACTCCAGCGACGCTTGCAGCGGCCTTCGATGATGCCGTGGCGGTGAACGCAGCGTGGGTCCGCCACGATCTGGCCTGGGACGACGTGCAGCCCACGAGTTCGACGCAGTTCCTCTGGGGCTACTTCGACGCCATCGTGGCGGCGGCGAACGACCGCCACCTCAAGGTGCTCCCGATCCTGGCCTACACGCCATCGTGGGCCGGTCGTGTCCCGCCGGGCACGAGCGACAAGTACCCGCCGACCGATCCGAACCTGTTCGCCACGTTCGCTGCTCAGGCGGTGGCTCGCTACGCCCCTCATGGTGTCCACACCTGGGAGATCTGGAACGAGCCGAACGTGGGCGGCTTCTGGGCGCCCTCTGCCGATCCCACCGGGTACAAGAACCTGGTCTCGGCCGCGGTCACCGCCATGAAGGCCGTGGACCCGACCGCCTTCATCATCACCGGGGGCACGGCGCCCACCTCGACTTCGGGACCGAACTACTCGCCCATCGACTGGACGAACCAGTTGTGCTCCAACGGGACGTTCGACCTGGTGGACGGCGTGGGGGTGCACCCCTACAGCTACCCCGTCCCTCCGGGCTACGTGGCGGACTGGAACGCCTGGTGGCAGATGGAGCACACCAGCGGGACCAGCCTCCAGAGCATCGTCTCCACGCTGACGAACGCTGGCTACAACGGCACCACGAAGCCCTTGAAGAAGCTCTGGTGCACCGAGTACGGGGCGCCGACCGGTGGTCCCGGGAACGTGGGCACGATTCCCACCTACGGCTTGGGGACCAGCCCTGACCACGTTGACGAGCCGCTGCAGGCCCAGATGGCGAACGATTCGGTCACCCAGGCGGCAGCCTCGGCCAACATCGACGCCCTGTTCTGGTACTCCTACAAGGATCTGGGCACCAGCATGTCCACGATCCAGAACTGGTTCGGGCAGAGGCGGTTTGACGGAACGGCGAAACCGGCGTGGCAGAACTACCACGACGCTGTGAAGGCCCACCTCTAGGTGCAAAGCGCCCTTAGAGCATCACCTGAGTCCCTGGAAACTCACCTACGGGGTGCTACAACCCAGGTTTCGGACAACGAATCGGCCAACTTGATGAGGTCTCATGTCGAACATCTCTGATACGAACGACGGTTTCCTGGTGGGGGTAGACCCGGCCCAGCCGCGTACCCAGGAATCGTCGGCAGCCCCTCCGGGGCCTCCTCCCGTCGTGCAGATCGTCACGCCGGGCGTCCCGACCACCAACGGTCGGCTCTTCACCGAAGAGGACATCGAGCGGGCACGGCGAGAGGAGAAGGACAAGCTCTACCCACGCCTCCA